TCATCGGGTAAACTGAAATGCAAGAATCCCGCAATCTTATCCGCCACACTCTTCGCGGCGTTCTTCACCCAATTGATCCCGGAGCTGATCCCGTCAGCGATGTTGCTTACCATGTCGCGGCCCCAGTTCCAGGCATTGCTTGCGAGATTTCCGAGCGTGTTTGAAATGAAGTTCCCCATTCCACCAACGCTTGACTCAACCCATCCCCACGCGGAATTGAGACCATCGCCGAGTGCGTTAATCACGTTTGATCCCCAGTTCCAAGCGTTATCAACAATGCTGCTGAACGTACCGGAGATGGTATCCCAAATGCTCCGAGCCGCACCGGAAATCTTGTCGATCATCCCCTTGGCGGCATCAGCAACAGCGTTTTTGACGTCATTCCATGCGTTCTTTGTCTTCGTGGTGATCTCATCCCATGCCGTGCGGATTTTACTTCCGATCGCTTCCACCTTTTCATTGGTCTCACTTCTCATGTTCTCCCATGAATCCGAAACGTCACGTTTCATGTTCTCCCATGTTTTCTGTGTGGATTCCTTGATCGCATCCCACTTTTCACCGAGCCAATCCTTCAATTTTCCTGCGGCTTCCTTGATCTGATCCCAATGCTTGACGATCTCATACACACCGAACGCGATGCCGGCAATGATAGCCCCGCCGATCAGGAATGGTGCTGCTGCCGTAATCAAACCGCCAATTGCTCCGATCAGACCTGATGCTCCGCCACCGATAGCAGAAATCAGACCACCGATACCACCTGCACCCGTGATCGCTCCGATTCCGCTCACAATGCTTGAGCCGATACCCGCAAGACCACCAGCCGCACCGGCGATACCGCCAATCAGACTCACCAATTGACCCGCGCCGCTGATGATGGTTCCGATTCCGGTTATAATTCGCCCACCGATTGACAAAACAGGCCCAACAGCCGCGATGAATAACGCAGCGTTGGTGATCATGTCCTTGGTTCCGTCGCTCAAACCATCCCATTTTTCAATAAGACGGTCAGCAAAATCGATGAACCGATCAACATACGGCAGAAGACGCTCACCAACTTCAATCGCAAGAGTGCCGACACGCTCTTTTAATGCGGCAAGCTGACTCTCTGTTGTTTCGTATCTCTTTCCCGCTTCCTCTTCAAGTGCGGCGTTCTCTTCCCATGCCTGATTTCCACGTGCAACCGCATCGGTCACAAGGTCGCTTGAATTCGCCAAACGCGTCAATGTATCGCGCAGACGTACCTCGGTGAATCCCATCTCCTGTAACATGGTGATGGTGGACTCACCCTTTGATTCCGTATCGCCAAGCCCTTGTATGAACGCCTGAAGAGCAGCAGGAGCATCTTTGCGATATAACTCAACGAAATCCTTGGTGTTCATCCCGGCAACATCGGCAAAGTCTTCGAGATTCTTTCCCGCCGTTATGGTTGCCTTCATCTCGCTTTGCGTCATTCCAAGAGAATCAGCAAGCGTCTTGAACGCCTTGGAATCGTTCGAGCTCATCAGCTCCAAATCGCGGAGCGAATATCCGGTTTTCTTCGTCAGATCGATGACCTGATCCCAACCGGTTTCCGCCGCAACCTGCATCTTGATCATGGCTTTGGAGAACGCAGAGCCGCCCATTTCCGCCTCAATACCGACAGAAGATAGAGCAGTAGCAAAGCCAAGTATTTCACCCTGCGTCAAACCGATCTGCGCACCTGCACCGGACAACCTCTGTGCCATTTCCATGACATCGGCTTCGGTGGTGGCATAATTGTTGCCCAGGTCAACAAGAGCCGCTCCCAACTGTCCGACGTTCGACAAGGGCATCTTTGTTACATTCGCAAACTTCGCAATGGCAGAGCTGGCTTCCTCAGCGGTCAGATTCGTCGAAACACCCAAATCAACCATCGTGCGGGTGAATTCGATGATATCGTCAGCACCTACACCCAACTGACCGGCATTCTCCATAACACCGGCAATCTCTTCCTTGGCAACACCCGTCTGACCTGCCATGTTCTTGATAGCTTTTGCCAGGTCTTCATACGTGGTTGTGTCCGTCTCATCGACCGTCTTTTGGACTCCGGTCATTGCGGACTCAAAATCAATGGCATTCTTCGCGGACGCCGCCAACCCTGTCGCGACAGGAATCGAAACCTTTGAGATGGTATCACCGACACGGGAGATGTTCTGACCAGCTTTCTCCATCTTCTCACCGGCCTTCTGCATCTCATCGCCGATGATCTGCATCGGATTCTTGATGTCATCAAGCTGTTTCTTCATCAAGTCCAGAGCAGCATTTGCTTTTTCGATCTGCTCTGTGACCTTCATCGCCTGAACGGAATTCTCACCGTACTTTTCGGAGGTTTTGTCAAGTTTCTCGTTCAGGAGTGTGATCTTCTGCTCCTGTGCTTCAATTTCTTTCGACAGGGCAGATTTCGAGAGCGATGCCTTTTCAAAAGGATTCAGATCAGCCTTATTGATCGCATCCAGTTCAGCCTTGAAGGTCTTCGTGGCTTGCGTCATTGTGGAGAGGTCATTCTTAAACTCCCCAACGCCATCGATATAAACTTTCGCGCCTATTGATTGCATCTTTTATCCTCAATTCAACGCAATAGCGTCCTCATATTTCCATTTCCGCTTTGCGTGCTTCTCTTTCGCGTTCCCGTTGTAAATTGCATAACAAGCGATCATGTCGAGCATTTCCCCGTATCTCGTAAGAAGGATCTCTTGTTTCGCCATGCCAAGCATCCGCCCATAGAACAGAATCCATGTCAAGTTCAGCTTTGACCCTTGGCTTTTCTTGTTTTTTTTCCTTTCGGTTCCTCAACATCGACCGTGATCCCCATTCCCTCAAGGAAAGCGTTTGACGCTTCATCCTGTAACGTGCGAAACTCATCCATCGTGAGCATCTGAATGTCCTCGTCGGTCAAATAATCGACCTCGTAGGAATTGTCATGATACCGCGTATAATCCTCATAATCGCGGTTCATGACCAAGATCAGTTTTCTCATTGCGTCTGTCTGTGTGGAATTACGGAACACATCCGCGATCTTCGATAGATCTTCATTCGGGCATAACCTCGCGATTTCGTCACGCCCACGAACGGTCAAAAGAAATTTCCTTTCACGATTCCTGATGTTCATCCCTTACCCCCTTTGAAAAAAGAGGAGCGATCCGAAGACCGCCCCTCAAAAGTGTTGTTTCTGATTACTGATCGATCTTGGCAAGAAGCTCGGTGAGTGCTTCCTGCTCGGTGCTCCAATCGTTGCCGAGGAGCTTCCAATTGTGGTTTGCATCATCACCGCGCATGATGACACCGGTCAGCTCCTGTGTCTGCCAATCGATGTCCTCACCCTGCGTGTTGGCGGTGGTGCCCACCTGGTTATACTTGGTCTTGACGATGATCTCCGGGCGATACATCGTGACCGCACCGCACATATACCGCACGATGTAAGCGGTCGCAACGTTCGGGATGTTCTGACTATCGCCGACGCTGATCCAATCGTCAGTACCACGATCAGGATTACCCATGATGAATTTCTCGGCATCCTCATGGAGTCCATCAACGGTCAGCGTGATCGTTCCGCCCGTGAACGTGCCGGCGGCACTCTCGGCAAGCTGGTTGTCGGCGTAAAAGTTGTTGTCGGAGCTTTCATCCGGTGCAATCTCGACGCTGACACCACGCGCAAGCACCATCGCATCCGTGAAAGTGACAACGTCGCCGTTCACGTTATACTTTGCAACATAGGGCTTGGAAAATCCTGTGGTCACACGCCCCGCAGCCGCATAAGTGGTGATTTTACTCATTTTCTTTTCCTCCTTATTGGACTCGCCGGCTGATCTGCCGGTCAAACTCTGCGCTCATTGCGCTTTCTGCTTTGGTTTTGTATGAATCAACCGCAGGTTTGATGAATGGCTGCGGCTTACGGAATGAGGTTCCTTTTTCAACGGATCTCGCAATCATGGCGTTGGGCTGACCGTTCGGATATTTCTTCGTCTTGTGGCTGTTGTAACCGTGCATACCGATTTTGGTATCTATGATCTGCCCGCGCTGTTGCATCTTGGCGACGCCGAGACCTTCAAG